CATCACTTATACTATGGCTGATAAGGATGCAGTAAGTGTACCACTCATTCATATTTCTCAAGCATCGTTTCTTAAACGAACTTGGGTTTATAATGATGAAGTAGGGTATCATTTTGCACCATTAGATCATGAATCAATAGAAAAGATGTTAATGGTTTGGTGTAAATCCAAAACGATATCTCAACAAGAACAATGTATTGCTGTTATTACTTCAGCAGTACATGAATATTTTTTCTATGGGAAAATAGTGTTCATTGAAAAAGTACAATTATTAAAGAATTTGGTTGAACATTTGGATATTCAGGATTGGGTACATGATGGTGTTTTTCCAACATGGGATTGCTTAATTGAGAAATTCTTAGAATCTTCCGAATATATTAATAAAAGAGTTTAAATAAATGACTCCGTGTCTTTCAATATTTTACACGTTAAACAGAAATATATCGGGGTTTTCCCTGTTTGGATTGATAATCCAAAAAATTTAATTAGGGTTAATTTACCTAATTATCTTATAAATAAATTCCTAACTATAAAAAGGCGGGTCGTCCGAGTAAACGAACCAAGGCGTGTGTGATGCCCAATTACACCGAGAAGAAGGATGGATTTCCTTCAAATACCGATCATGAACCTAAATATGAGTATATTGAATTTACTGATATTATGGAAAATACTTCTTATATTAAACCATGGTTTTGTAATATACAATCTACAGAAGTTGATATGTTGGAAGCAAATACTACTGATGCCCCACAGCAACAAGTTCAACAAGTTACTTCCTTTCATGACAGTGATGCTGGTGCAATAATTGATATCCCAGCAGTTACAAATTATGTTATGTCACGAGGAGCTGTTAATGCAGAATTAGGAGATTTCTTATCTCGACCAGTACCTATATATAATAAAACCTGGACAGAAGGAACTGCTTTGAATCCAGCTACTGATATTTTTAAACCATGGCATTTATTTTTTAATCATGCATCAATTAAGAAAAAGATTGATAATTATTATCTCATACAATGCAATTTACATTTGAAAGTAATTGTCAACGCTTCTCCATTTTATTATAGTGGCGCTTTATTATCTTACCAACCTTTGACGCAATTTAATCCTGCTCCTATTGTAATTGGAGCTGGTACTGTATATAATATTCCTTATTCTCAACGTCCTCATATGAATATATATCCACAAACCAGTGAGGGTGGTGAATTAATTTTACCATTTGTTTACCATAAGGAGTGGTTGGATGTAACATCCTCTATTGATTTACAAGATATGGGTTTAATTACCCTATCATCTTTTGATATTTTGAGGAAAGTTACAGCATCTGTAGGGCAAGCATGTACGATACAAGTGTATGCATGGGCTGAAGATGTTAAATTAAGTGGACCGACTATCGAATTAGC